CCCGAGTAGGCCGTGTGGGCGACGTTCGTGACGGCGAAGCTCAGATCGTTCGTGTTCTTCGATTTGACGTCGCCGCCGATGGCGATTGGCGCGATGGTGACGTTGAAGGTCCACTGGATATCGCCTTTCGTGTTCGGCACGAACTGGGCCGGCAGCGTCTCGCCCTTGTGGTCGAAGAGCCAGACGGCCAGACCGTCCTCGCTGAAGTCGTCGCCCACGGTGCCCTCGAACGTCCATGTGGTCGTGGTGTTCGTTTCCTCTGATCCGTCGAGGTAGGTGGTCGGGTCGTCGCTGCTGTTCGACGGGTTCAGCTGCGCCTTGGTCAGGTCGGCGCTGAAGTCCCTGCCGTTTGCGGTGTCGGTGATCTTGAAGATGCCTGGGCCGAGCGTGCGGATCTTTCCAGCCATGATTGTTCCTTCCTATTCTGTTTCTTCGATTTCCAAAGCGTTCAATGTGACCTGGTAGGCCGCGAGCGTGCCGGTGCCGGCCAGGTTCCAGCTTGCCGGCGTGGCCTTCTGCAGGTTCAGGCCCTTGTCGGCGAGCCGGTCGAGCGCGGCGAGGATGTCATCGACGGCCGATGGCTGCGTGGCCGGCGTGCCGGCGATGACGTCCAACGTCCAGACCGGTTCTGGCGGGCCCCATGATGGCCATTCCACGGTTGGCGGTTCGATGAACACCGCGACTTTGCCGGCCGCCGGGCGGATCAGTTGGGCGTCGATGCTGACGCTGCTGACCAGTCCATCGAGCATGTCGGTGAGCGTGTTCATCAGCGCGGCTCGTTGTTCCTGGATGTTCATGCGATCACCATGCCCCCGGTGAGCACGCCGGCGGCGCGGAGTTTCGGCCAGACCGAGCGGAGCGGGTCGGTGGAGATCCTGAACGGTTCCACAGTCGAATCGCCCACGTCCATCACGCCCAGGCGCGCGTCACGCATGTTGAACAGGTCCGCCGCGCAGGAGACGATGCAATCGGCCAGCAGATCGTCATCGACGGTGGCGGTGCCGACCGCGTGCGCGACGTATCGGCGCGCCGCCGCGAGTTTGACCGTGAGCCGTTCGTCCTCTCCGGCCGGCACTCCAACCTCGTCGCGGAGCCGTTGCAGCAGGATGTTGTCAGCGATCATCATGCCGTGGCGAACTTCACCGGAATCAGGCCGTCCGCATGGGTCGTGGCCACCGCCATATACCCGTAGACGCTGTAGCTGTTGGTCAGGCCGGTCACGTTCCCGTCGGTCAACTGCGCCGGGCCGCCGGACTCCCAGACGGTCACGGCGGCGGGATCGATGAAACTGGCCAATCCGGCATCGGCGTTCGGCAGCAGCACGACCGGGACGCGCATGAACGTGCCGGCCACGCCGGTCAGGTCGAAGCTGCCGATGGTGTCCGACCCGTCGCCGCTGAGGTTGAAGAACCGGTCGCCGGTGTCCTTGAGTTTCACCAGTGCCTTGAGTACGTCCTTGGAGACCGCGAGGCGTGTCAGCGACACGTTGCGGGCGTCGGCCAGTTCGGACGCGTCGATGATGAGTGACACCCAATCGTCGATGGTCATGTTCGCGAGCTGTGGCGCGTCGATCTTGTTGGCGTTAGAGGATGCGTCGCGCTGAGCCTTGATCTCCGTGTACAGGTGGTCGCGCACGGCCTTCTCGGTGGCCTTCGCGTAGGCGTTCTGCAATGCGGTGATCGCGGTGTTGAGCATGGGCGTGGTGCTGCGCTCGATGGTCTGGCGGCTCAAAGAAGTGTAGCCGCCGTAGGTGTCGATGCTGGCGGTCTTGGTGCCGAAGGTGACTTTTCCGAAGGAAAGCTCTGAGCCTTCCGTCTCCTGTTTGCCGACGGCTGTGGTGTCGGAGGTCACGACATGGTATTCCATGCTCATGCCGGTCGCCGGGAGCGTGTCATGGGTCAGGAGCTGGGAGACCTTGCGGCGGTCCTCGATCAGTTTGAGGTCGTCGGCGATCCAGGTGGCGGTGTTGCCGGTGTCCTTGGTGGAAATCAGGTCGCGGCATTCCTTCATCACGGCCATGGCCTGTTCGTCGCCTCGCGCGAGGGCCTGCATGTATTCGCCGTGGCTCCGGTACGCCGCGCCGATGGCAGCCGGTGCCGGTTTCGCGCCCATCTTGCTGATCTCGGCCTTGATGCCGCGCTGTTCCTCCTGCATGGACTGTATCAGGTCCATCAGTTCGTTGTTGTTCTCCATGGTTTCCTTCCTTTGTTCCACGGCTGATGCCGCTGATTTGGTCATTTTCGCGTTCTGGTAGGCTGGCCAGCTCACGATGCTGGTCTCAAGCAGACGGACCTTGCGGCGGTGGGTGATGCCGTCGCGGTCCTTCTGCGATTCGAGCGGTATGAATCCGACCGAGAAGCTGTCGAGCACGCCGTCACGTATCAGGGTCATGGCGTCGCGGCCGCGTGCCGTGTCGCTGATCCGCGCGGTGATGTGCAGGCCGTCGTCCGTGCTTTCCGCTTTGGTGATGCGGCCGATGGTCTCGCCGTGTTCGTAGCACAGTTTCGCCTCGTCAAGTCCTTGGAACTCGCATTCTCGGTCGAATGTCTCGGCTCCGTCCCATGTGTCGATGATGTCGCCGAACGGCACGGCGACGCCTTCCACGGTCGAGGTGCCGGAGTCATCGGCCGAGCGGAGCGTCAGGCCCTTCCATGCGATTTCGCGTTTCTCGATGTTCATTGGTCTTCTCCTTTCGTGAGTTCCGGCAGTCCTTCCTTGCGTCTCACGTCATCGACGGTGAGGAAACCGGCCTCGATGGCTGTCTTGTAGGCCGTATATCGGTCGCTCATGTTCGCGCGCTGCGAGCTGTCCCAATCGAACTTGGCGGTCCGGCCGCGTGGCAGCAGACGGTTGAAGATTTCCTCGATCTCGCCGGTGTAGGCGGCCAGCGTGTAGTCCGCGAACTCGATCCACGACTGTTCGATGTTGCTGTAGGTGAGGTTCGAGCCATCGACGGCGGCGAGCATGATGCTTGCCGGGATGCCGAGCAGACGGGCGATCTGCGTGGTATCGAACTTCTGCGTCTCCAGGAATTGCAGGTCGGCGGGTTTCATGTCGAGTGGCACATATTCCAGGGCTTTGCCGACCACCTTGATGTCTCCGGCTGTGCCGTCGCTTTTCCATGCGTCCTTCGCCTGCTGCGCGGTTTCCTTCGTGACGTTCTCGGTGGTGCGCAGATAGCCCTTGAGGTTCGAGCTGTCCGTGAAGAACTTCGCCTTGTAGTCGCGGGCGAGCTGCGCGGCCTCGATCTCCTCGCGTGCCGCCGAGATGGGGCCGAGTCCGCGCAGTCGGCCGGGCACGTTGAGGAATTTGCTGTGCACGACGTCATCGGCGGTGTAGGCGTGGCCGAGATAGGAGAACCGCAGGTCGGGGCGTGCCGGGTCGTCGCTTTCGTCGGTGACGGTCACGTATTGCGGCGGCAGCATCTCGCAGGTGACGATCTCGCCTTTCCAATCGCGCACGATGCGCGTGAAGGCGTTGCCGTCGAGCACGAGAGAGGCCACGATGTCGGCGATGAAATCACGGCGTGAACGGCTCACGTCCGGCTGCAACACCATGGGGCTCACGTCCGGCAGGTCACGGCCGCCGCGCTGTTCCACGATCGGCAGGCCGGTGATGGCGGTCTGAAGCACCTGCACGCCACGGAACACGGTTGAGAGTTGCAACGGTTCGGTGGCCGGCCCCCGTTTCGGTGGCTTGATGCCGTCCGGCATGTCCGTGCCGTCCGCGCCGCGCGCGAGTACGCGGCCTGCGAGCCTCATTCGTTCCCAAAAATTCATGACGCCGAGATTATGCGCGCCGGCGCGTCATGGCCAAAAAAACGGTGACATTCAGTGACAAACGGTGACAAACGGTGACAGACGGTGACACGTCAGAAGATTTGCAACGTGCCGTCAGATGGCAGGTGATGCGCTCCCCACGCCGCCAACATGCATGATTCGATCGGCGAGGTCAGCCCGGTGCTGCCACGCCGTGTGACGCGCCATGCGTCGCCGCTCCACGTCCTCGCGCAGCTGGCCGCGCTTGCGTCGAGCTCGGTATCGGCGGCATGGCGAATCAGCCGGTTCCGCAGACCGCTGACGAATGCCTGGCCGACCGCGAGGTAGTCGGATGATTGCATGGCGATGAAGTCGATAAGCGGATCGCCGGCTTCGTCGGTCATGGATGCGAGCCGGTCGTGCAGGTCGGCGTTTGGCCCCTTGCAGTCCATGACCAGGGGAGCGTGGTAGGTGTCGCAGATTCTCGTGATCTCGGCGGGTGCCATGCCGGTGCCGTCCAGGACTTCGAGCAATTGCACGGTCACGGTGCCGTCCGTGTTGACGATCGCGGCGGAGACTGATGTGTTCGTGGCGTCCACGTCCACGGCGGCGGCTATCACCACTGGTCGGCCGTCGATCCGATCCGGCGTGACCGGCGTGGCCAACGTGGATTGCCACAGCTGGTCGGGGATGACGCGTTCGGCCACGCCGGTGTCGCGCCGGTTGCCGAAGGCTCGCGCCCAGCCGGCCTCGTTGCCGGCGAACTGTTCGCGGAAGTCGCGCAATTGGCGGATGTCCCAGAGCAGTCCGGCGGCGGGATGCCATTTCAGGATCGTCTGGAAGTCCTCGGGGTCGGCGTCGTCGGGGATGCCGAAATCGAACCAGCATGTGCGTGTGGGCACGTTCCCGGCACGGAAGGAGTCGAGCAGGCCGTTGAGGAACGTGGAATCTGCGGTGCCTTCGGTCGAGGTTATCCAGATCTGGGGCTGGACGCCGGTGAAGTGCAGTCTTGTGTTCATGGTCGGGGCCATGCCGTCGAGGATCAGCTTGCCGGTTTCGTCGTCCAGGCTGAACGCCTCGTCGATTGTGAACTTGTCCATCTGCGTGCCATGGCCGGCCACCTTGGTCACGGCCAATGGGCAGATGAAGCTGCCGTTCCGGAAACGTTGTTCCATTCCGCCGTTCGAGAGTCGAGGACGGAGCGCGAACGGGGCAAGCGCGGATTTCGAGAGTTGTTGCACGAAGTCCTTGAAATGCTTCTCGGCGTCTTTGCCGGTCTGCGCGAGGTAATAGATCTTCCGGTCTGGGCCGAGCAGGGCGTTGCGCGTGTCCTCGGTATCGATCAGCGTGCTTTTGCCGCACTGGCGCGGCGTGGAAAGCACCACGCGGTCGTAATAGTACGTTCCGGTGGCCGGGTCGATCTCGCCGGCCACGTCGGCCACGTAGCGTTGCCATGGCAGCAGCGGTTTGCCGAGCATCCCGGCCGTCCTTGACACGATCTCGCCATCGGTCGGCCGCGTTTCGTCGCGTTTCGTGCCGCCGCGCATGAGCATGGTCACAGTCCGGCCTTCGCGTCGGCGATGAAGTCGGCCAGCGTCGGGTCGAGCTGCGGCTGTTCCGGATACATCGCCTTGAGTTCCTGGAACCATGTGAGCAGTGATGTCATGTTGCGGCTGATCTCGCGTCCCTTGCTGTTCTGGATGTCGATGTTTCTGGCAATCGAGAGCATCGACTTGCAGATGTAGGTAGCCTCGGGCGTCAACGTCTTGCCGTCCACGAAGCTTTTGATGAGATTCATGGTCGCGGCTTCCTGCAATCCGGCGGTGCCATAATGGTGTTCGTATTCCTCGAATCCTTCCAATATTCCTTGGTTCATGATGTGTTTTCCTTGGTTTTCCAACGTTTTCATGCTTTTTTGCACGGTTCTGGGGGGAGAAAAGACTTGGCGCGGGGTCTTTTGGGCGTCGGCTGTTTAAAAAAGCGGGTCACCATCGCGGCCGTTCGGCCGGAGAGTCGCGGCGGAGTCCGAGAGCGGCGAGGCGTTGTCGTCTGGCGGCGAGGCGTGCGTCCACGGCCTGCTGTGTGAGATGCAGCGCGTACCACTGCTGCGCCGTCCGATACTCCTGCGGCGTGAGGTCGAGAGCGAACGTGGAATCGGCCGGTGTCTCGATGACGTGCACATCGTAGTCCAACGCCAGCCATTCGGCCAGCATGTCGGGATGGCGGCGGGAGCGTGGCAGCGTGCGCACCAGCCATACGTCCAACGGCTCGGAGCTCTTGGCCAGTGTGCGGGCCGCGCCGTCCCATGCCATCGCGGCGGCGAGGCGTAGCCCGTCGGTCGCTTTGGATTGCGTCGGGCACAGGTCGCGCAGCAGACTGTCGAAGCTGACCACGATGCTGTCACGGCGGAGCATGGACTGCATGGCCATGCCGAAGTCTGCGCGTGGCGGTCCGATGACCGCGTGCAATGTCGCGCCGTATCCGGACAGCACACGGTCCTGGCGCATCGCGTTGCAATGCTTGCACGCGCGGCGGATGTTGGCCACGGTGTCCCTGCCTCCGTGGCTGTACGGTACGATGTGGTCGTCCTCCGTCGCGGTGATGGAGCAGCCGGGCATGTTCAACCAGCAGCGGTTTCCATACGTCGCTATGACCTTCGCGCGGATGCGCGGGTCTATCGTCTGTCTTCTCATGCCTTGCCTTTCTCCCTTTGCGTGAGGATCCAACAATTCACGTCCTGTTCCGCGTACCGGATGGCGTTGCCGATATGGATGGGCGGAGGTCCGATGATCGGGACCGACTGCCGCCACCGGATTAGCGTGCGCTGGCTGACGCCCAACCGTTCGGACGCCTCAGCGGTGCTTAACATCCTGATGCACGTCACGATCTCGCCTTGCTCCTGAGCAGCAGCGCGATCTGTTCCAGCTTCGCGGCGACAATCGGCCAGTCGGCCTTCGAGATGTCTGACCAGACCATGCGCGGCCCGTCCGGGCAGATGATGTTCTGGCCTATCTCCACGTCACCGGGCTGCGGCAGGGCGTGGTCCTCGACTCCGAGCGAGATACGAATCTGCGGTTTCAAAACAGTGGCTCACCTTCATATGCGGTTTGTGGTTTCGTCTGCGGCCGGTATGGCGTGTAGCTGGTGGCCCATTTGCGGAAGCTGCGGCAGTCGATGCGCCAGGTGCCGACACGGTACACCGGCAGCCCCTCATCTTTGAGGCTGAGCAGCGATGGCACGTTCGGCTCGCCGAGCGCACGGCAGACCTGGAACAATTCGATGTCGGTGCGCCCGTTGTTCGCAGCGATGCGGTCCACAGCGTCGGCGAAGCCCTGCATGAGCATCCTGCGCGATTCCTCCGGATAGTGCAACACCTCGTGCAATGGCGGCTTAATCGATGACATAAGACCACATCCCGCACCATTTGGCCAGCGTCAACAGCAGAGACTCGGAATCGTACATCTTGCCGGCGGCGGGAGAACGGTAGACGGGAGCTGGCACGCCCTTCTCTCCGTAGGCCATTTTCAGAGCGGCCTGGAGCTGGTTGTCGTTCAATCCGGACGCCTTCATCAGCGACTGTCGTGAGGTGTTCGCCCTGCACCTGATGTTCTTGTCGATCATCGGGAGTGTCATCCTCATCTGCGTCCTCAGTTTGTCGGGGAATGTTGCCTTGCTCAATTTCAATCCTTCCTGTAGCTTTCGGTTGGTGAGCGCTTGAGAGGTCAAGACCTAGAATCTGCTGATGAAAAACGCTCGGCCGAGATTCCCCGGCCGGGCCGTCAACAGATTCCAAAGGCCTTGCAGAACGTTTCGGTCGGAGCCGCGCCGTCGATAACAAGAGCGGCCGAAGCCGCCGGGAATGGTCCCCAATCAGGCCACGGCCGAAGCCGTCTATGGTCGCCCGATTCCGCCTTAATCGACGGCCTGAGAGGGTCGGGAGCTAAATTTCGTCTCGCAAATGGCGCGATAGCCACGCGCCTGGCGTTACCGGTCGCTAACCCGGCTCAGCGGTGGCAGGGGTACGCCGTACGCCCCATATGCCGTTAAGTTTTGTCAGTCGTCCGTGAGGAAATCACCACACCGGACAATGGCGAGGACAATCCCGAGCATGAGGACCACGAACGGGCTTGCCAGCAGCAACAGGACGGTCTTGATGAAACGTTTCACGGTCAATCCTCGTTGAAGCATCGGGTGATCTGTTTCTCAAGATCGTCAAGCTCGTAACCGTTGAACGGAACGCGCACGGTGATGCCTTCTTCCGTCTCAACGATCAGCTCGAAGAAGCAATGCTGCTTGCCATCCACTCGCTTGACCGTGACGCTCATTCCTGGGCTCCTTCCCATTCACGACGGGCACGCCTCGCGTGCGTCATCGCCTTGTTGATCGCGCCCTTCATCGCCTGAAGGTCGCCCATGTCCAAGCCATCGAAATCGAACGATCGTCCGCCCACCTTGATGCGGCAGGCGAAGCCGTAGGGATTGCCGCCGGTGCATTCCGACGGGTCGATGTCCAGCACCTGGAAGTAATTGCTGGTGCATTCCGGATTGAAAACACTCATTTCACTGCTCCTTGATTCATGGATGGACGGTCCTTCCTCCGCAGCGATAGGCTTGTAATCGCACAACAAACCAAACCTTTCAAACAACGAAGGAAGGAAGAATCAATGGGACAGTGGCTCATGCCGTCCGTGATAATTGCGGCAATCTCACTGCTGGTATCAGTTGCGGCCTTTGTCAGAACATGGAGGCACGAGCCGGAAGCGTCGTGGATGCATATGAGCATCGTCAGCGACTTGCCCGGCATAGTCCCGCCACTGTCTGACGAAAGGGGACGAATGCCGGTCAGAATGGGCATGCTCTCCAATGATGGAGATGGTGACGCCTTCGATGTGCGAGTCTTCGGACACGACTGCATCGTTCGCGCGTATGCATGGGAAAAGCTCAAAGACGGCCGATGGAAAATCGGCGAACGCACGATGATACCGCGCGTCGAAACCGCCAACGATGACGTGAAAATCGCCATCTGGCCACCAGAAGGCACGGATGAATTGCCCAGTGACGCGGCAATCTGCATCCACTGGACCAAAACACCTACACGACTGAGACGCTGTGGATACCTGACAATCCCGATTGCCGAGATGAAGGACGCATGGTGGGAAGACAAGGATTGGAAAGTTTGCCACCGAATCGCCGGGAGAATCCGAGAACGGCATGCACATCGCAAGTTCCACCGCAATCCTGAAGATGCAAGAAACGCGCCAGACCCCATGTGATCACCTCGGTTCCGTAAAGATGAAGGCGATGATGGAAACAACGAGGGCGAAAACCGAAAACCAAAAATCAAAACCCATCACGCCACCTCCAAAGGCTCTCGGCCAAGCACGAAATCGGTGGAAACGTCGAAGAAGTCGGCTATACGCGACACATCACGCAGTGTGAAGTTCTTCAGGCCGCGAAGCTTGTTCGACAACGCTTGTTCGCTCATTCCCACAGAGTCCGCTAGCTCTCGTTGCGTGACGTGATTTGCACGCAACTTGCCGCGAACCTGCTTGGCGATCGTACGCTGTTCTTGAATTACTAAACTCACAGTGAATTATTTAAGCACACAGGAACCGAGGATAGATAATTTAGGCGTGTCGCACAAACTAAACTAATGGTTTATAATTGCGGTATGTCAACAACTATGATGCCGAAACCGCGACTGGATAAGCAGCAGATTGCGGTGGCAAATATCAAACTGCTGCTGGACGCTTCGCATAGCAAGAAGAAGGATCTGGCCGAATATTTGGGCAAAGTCCCTCAGTCGCTGTCGAAGATGCTTCAGAATAAGCAAACGTGGTTTTTTGAGGATATGTGCCACGCCGCCGATTTCTTCGGGGTCGGCCTTGAGACGTTGGTGAGAACCGATTTAACACCGATGAAGGCCGAGCAGATATTAAAAAACCGTCGTTCCGATGATGGGAACGACGGTCAAGTGGTAGCGGGGCATGGATTTGAACCATGGACCTCTGGGTTATGAGCCCAGCGAGCTACCGAGCTGCTCCACCCCGCG